TATACGAATTACTACTGCTACTGGTTACAATATTCTTAGTAAAAATGCGCAGACTCTCTATAGTAGACAAGCTGTATACGAAACTATGGGTTCGGTTCTTAGAAGCTTAGCTACGGAAGTTGGTGAAGGTATATTAGGCAAACGATTAATTGAACAATTATTACAATCTAAAGTAAGAATATCTAAAGCTCGTCAGGAAACAGAACGATTTACTACGGAATGGTTTAATAGTATATGGAAATCAGTAGATGCTACGAAGCCTAAAGGAATGTCTGTTGATTTAAGAAGAAATTTAACTTCAGTTATATTTAAAACGGACTTATCTAGTTTACTTTCTATGGGGTATTCTCATGCAAAAATTGCAAGTTTTATTGGTGATAGAAATAAAATTAAATTAGAAAAAGCAAGAATAGAAAGACAAATTTTAAATTTAACTCCTGTAAAAAATAAAAATATTAGTTGGGCAGTAAAATACGCTGAGGAATTAGGTAATCATATAGTTACAGGTAAAACGTATTTAAATTTATCTCATATGAACGCATTTACTATAGCAACTAATTACATAGCTAATCCAACTAATAAAGAACTTGCTTTACTAGATGCATACGCTACGTTAACTGCTTTAGGTACATTAGATGATTCTAAGACTTCTTCTGTAAAAAGCTTAGTAGATAATGAATTTAATGTTAATGCTACAGAAAATGGATTTATAGATTTACTCGATTCTCATATCCAATATGTTAATAAATCGTATCAAGATTTATTTAGTAATAATCGTACTCAAATGGTTAAAGGATATATAGTTGAAAGAATTGATAATTTAACTGACATAAAAGCAGGACAAATTGGCCAAAAAAGAGAAATGGCAGCTGATGGTTATCATGAACCATATTCATTAGGACCTATTCCTGGCATTAATAAATCAAATGACACCTTATTTATTGGACGTAATGTGCCTCCAGTACCGTATGTATCTGCAATCATGTCTACGACAAACAAACGGCATATGGGTACATCATTATCAGATATTTTGGCTCAAGATCCTGAATATCAAATATCTCCTAATGAGCCTAATTTTAAAAAGATAAAGCAAGCTATTAAGCAAATTTATCAAGCTCAACTTGAAGAAGCTAAATCTTCTAAATTAGCAACAAATCCTGATTTAAATTTACGTCCTGTTAGAGACGATAAAGATAATATTACTGATTTTCGTATAATTATGAATCATGAGAGTAAAGAACGACTTCTAGATCCGGATTTAGAAATACAAAATGTATTTGCTCATATGCAGTCTTCTTACATTGATCGTAAGGAAACTTTAAAGAATGATCTAAGAACTGTAGAATTATTGGTATATGAACAAGAGGAAAGATTTCCATCCCATCCTAATGAATTTATCGACTTTTTAGATCCTGAAGAAGGATTTATTGATAGATACTATCGGCTTCCTAAAGAAGTACGTATGTATATAGACCAATTTAGTAAAAATGGTAAATTCATGGTTAGAAAAGATGCTATTAATAAAGTATTCGGCTATCAAGCCAGCGATTTTAGAAATGTTTTCTTTTTACAGCATCCATCTATGCGGCATATAAAGCGTTTTGCTGGGTTATTTCATTATATGCTTCGACAGATTGTAGGTTATGGTAAAGATAGGATAGTTATCGCTATGCCTCAAGTATGGCTCTATAATGCGTTTTCTAATATTTCACAATTAACAATGAGAAATATTCCTTTAAGTTATACAGTTTATAAAATAATAGAAGGATTTCATGAATATGAAGCTTATAGTAAAGCTGTTGATGAACGTAGACGTTTACTTAATCAAATAGCAATTAAAAAATTAGATCGGACTAGAAGTCCTGAAGCTGTACAAGTACGCGCATTAGATACTCAAATAAAAAATAATAGAATAAATAGAATGAGTTTATGGGGATTAAATTCTCTTATTGTGGAAGATTTAAATGATGCTGCTTTGGATGGATATGCAACGAGGGCAAGACGATATCTTAAAGCTAATGAATGGTATAACAGAAATGATGCAGTTCCTAATATAGCTGGGCCACTAGTTTCTAGTATATTCATGATGAGGAATACTGGACCTTATGCATTAATGCGGAAAATTGTTCAGCTAACTGACTTTTTAGCTAGATATGTAATGATTGAGCATGGGATGGAAGTAAGAGGAATGGATTTTGATACAATAGCACATGAATCATTAGATGCTTTTGTATTATTTGATGAAGCATTGCATCCTGCATTAGAAGCATTAGATGCTACAGGAACTACTGTATTTATGTCTTATTTCTTACGTAATCAAAGAGCATCACGTAAACTAGCAATGTCAAATCCTACAGGTGTATTAACATCTGGGGCATTTCAATATAGTACAGGAATTCCTACATTAGGAAATTTAGATAGTTCATTCTTAGTTGGGGATATATCACCTAATGTAATGTATTTAGATGAATTATTTGATGAAGCAAATAATCCAACAGGATATGATTTATTAGCACAATATCTTGGGGACATATTTAATTAGTTATCGTTTTCTTTTTCATATTCTGCTTTTTCATTAATATAAGCTTTACACATATAAAAAATAACTAAAGCAACTACTATCCCAATTATAACTGGAAGAATAACTACAGATCCTAAAAATATAATTAAAACTCCTCCAAGAGTTAATCCTGTATAAATAAAACTACGTGTATTTACCCATAATTCTTTCATAATAATCCTCAATGGAATAATGAATCTATATTATCTAATGGTTCAACTTCTGGTATCTCAGGTTCTTCTGCTTTCTTAACAGGCTCTTCTGCACCTTCATTAGTTAATTCTTTAATACGAGCTTGTTTAATTGCATCGTCTCTAGCTTTATTTTCAGCAGATTCATCTAGTTGAACTTTAGCTTTAACTTCTCCCTTTTCTTCAGGGGTAAGCCTACGACCTTTCTCTCTTTCTAGGTCATGTAAAGCCATTTCTTCTGGAGTACGCCTTCTACCGTTTTTACGGCCATATTCCCATTTAGATCTACTATTAGAAGTCTCTACAGGAATAGAAATTGTTTCTCCTGATTGTTGTTTTTTAAGTGCTTCTTTTACTATAGATTCAATATCTATATCTATCTCTATTTTCATTCTTCCTCCATTAACAGGTCATTTAATAAAATTTAGAAGTTACAGCAGTAGGATCGTTATATCTTACATAATCATATAATGCCTCGTATGCTGTTTCATCTTTTAAATTTAAAATTAAATATTCAAGAGCAAAATTTACAATATGCTTTTCTAAACCGTCTAATCTACTCCAATTACCTTCAGTATCACCACTTGCGATGGCACATTTATGATTTTTAATTTTCGTAATTAATTGTTTATAAGTTTTATTTGAGTTGTATTTTGGTAATTTCATAATTCCTCTATATGTTTTAACCCATAGTGAGCAATCATTAATGCATCGGCTCTACCATCTAGTAGACCTCCACGTTTACCATATAGTTCAGCGTTAGGATATAAGCCTTGAGCTATCTTAGCTACTTCTTTTTTGATAGCTTTACCTTTAACAGTTACACCTATATATTTCTGCCATATTTTAGGAGTAACCATATTAGGTGAATCTTTTGTTACCAGTTCTGCAACAGTATTAATCATTCCTACATTTTTACCAAATCCAAAATTAGATTTAGCTGACATTCCATGCATAGAATGGACATCCTCTATCCATATATAAACTATATCTGGAGTGTCAGTTGCTTCCGTAGAACATATGTCATAATAAAACCATTCATAAATCTCTGTAGGGTTTTTCTTTTTTAAATCTAACAGGGCAACGCTGTCTGGACTCTCTGAGTCCAGTACAGCGATTGCCCCATTAGTCCCCGGATCTATACCTGCTATTAGCATTATTTAAATAACGAATCTGTAGGATCCGTTGGTTTACTGTCCATAATGCTTGCGGCAGAAGTATCAGATTTAGTTTTGCCACTTTTATTAATAACGATACCGGTATTTTTGGTAGACCATCTTTCGAACATGGTTGCTGGCTGATTCTTTTTGATTTCATCGGCAGTTTTCCCATTCTCTACATTACCAAAAAACTTACATTCGTTAACATTTCTAGTTTCTCCAGTAGGAACATATTGACCATTACCGTTTTTAGCCTGCTTATCTTCAATAATCTGATGTACGGCTACTTTAACGGGTTTATTTAATAGTTGTGTAATTACTGGTCTTTCAGTAGGAACCTTCTTACCTTGTTCCTTGTTATAAACACTAACAGTTTTCTTTTCTGCAGTTTGTCTTACTGTCTCTAGATTTTGACCTAAAACAGCTCTACATAAATGATCTGCAGATAGGTATCCTGGAATAGGCATCTTCTTACCATTCTTTCCTGTATACCAAACTTTATTTCCTTTAGCTTTTCCAGATTTAATCCAGAAAGCTTCTTCTAATGTTTTACCATCAGAGTTAACTAATTCAATATTAAAGCTTACTGCGTCTGATTCTGTTTGATCTAAATAGACCATTTTAATAACTGCATCATATACACCTGATTCCCATAGAAATCCACCTCCACCAATTCGTTCAATGGATGGCATTTCTATGTCACTAGGCAGTTCCCAATCACTCATAATTACCTCTTAATTTAATTGTTTATAATAATCATACGTTAATAGCTTAATACTATTTATTTATTTCTAGGTCTGGTTGTTCTTTTTGTTTTTGTACATAATTATCTAATACTTTTGTAAATTCTTTAAGTAACATACCCGGCTTTTCTTTTAAAGCGGCTTCTGCAACTTCTTGTGCAACAGCAAGACCTACTTCTGTAGCAGCAAATACTACTTTTTGAACAAGATTAGCTCTTTTATTATCCATAGAAGTTCCTTTCAATAATAGAGGATGCCTCCTCCGGAGCACGAGGAGGACTAGTATTTTGTAACGCTTCCGTTATGTCCATAGGAGGATCTAGTGGACACTACTTATAGTATTCTTGGAGGCGATTAATAACATGTTGAAGGTTATTATCTATGTAGGTTTCTTTTATATCCCACATACCTCTAGGGGATCTCATTCGCTCATTTACGGTATCTTTTGTAAGCCTAGTTTGAAATACATACTTAAATCCAAGGGCTTTTTCTTCTGGATTAATAGTATACAAAGGAGATTTAGCAACCTTGTCATCTAGCTTACTTAAAGCTACTTTTTTAGTAGATATGACATTGGTAAAGAAGCTCTCAATTCCTTGATTCATTAGAGATCCTTTAACTTTAACCATTGTTTCATTTACCATTTCTGCTTCATTCAGAATATCAGATGTATGAGCTAGGAATATTACATTCTTAGTAGACTGAGCTACTATTTGAGACATGAGTACTTTCATGTATTGAGCATACTGTCCCCATGCTTGCATTGTATTAGTCGAATTTAATACTTTAACACTTTCATACATATCCATTAAGTATGTGAGACTATCAATAACTATGGTATGTACATTTTTTATTTTATCGTTTTTTTCTGCTTCTTTAAAAGCTTCATAAACTTGAGGTGGATCTACAATTTTATATTCTTGGAATTTACTTTTAAATGGTAATTTCTTTCCATTTTCACAATTTAAGTAAAGTACTCCTTCAGGTTTATCCATAAACATTAAACTAGCACTTTTACCTGAACTTGCTTTACCTGAAATTAATACTAAATGATCATTATTCATTTATATCGTTCCTACCTTTCTTTGAAATTCTTTATTAATAGATTTAATAATACTGTTTCTAAATTGATCTTCAGGAAGTGGAACTTCTAGACCATTATTAAATGAATCTAGTTTTTCTACTATTTCTCCTAATGGTAATTCCGCGTCAATCATTACCATGCCATATCTATAAAGATGATTAGCTCTATTCCCTTTAGTAGTATGGTTTTTAAACCAGCGTTCAATATTATTTACGCCGGTAGAACTTATAGTAGCTTTTATCTCATCAGATCTTTTAGTTTCTGGAATGAATAAAGTAGCGTCAATAACACTTCCTTCATTGTATTCATAGAATCCGGGATGTGATGCCCATTTTCTAGCAATATCTTTAGCTGCTTCATCTACAGGAAAAGGAAGCCACTCAAATACATTAAGCATAAATTTTGAATATTCTTGACTATTTAATTTAATCCTATGAGATATAGGAAGAATAAGTCTAAATCTATTTAATTCATCTGTATGTCTTTTAGTTGTAGAAATTAAAAAAGTATAATCTTCTAATAGGATTTTAACTGTGGATATACTAACGTCTCCATCACAATCTAATATAATTAAATCAAATCCTGGAATTACATTCTCACTTTTACGGTGTTCATTAACAAACCCATGAGCTGTATACTGATATCCTTTATCTGATGCTGTTAGCATATGTAATTTATCAAATGGCGGATGTTCTAATTTATACCCATATGCAATATCTTTACTTATACTAACTGTTAATTTATTTAAATTTGTTTCTGATAAAGTTTCTCCTTGGAAAAACTCTATCTCGTCTAACATTCGTTTCTTAATAATTATATTATTACGATAGCCAAATGAAGTAGCTAGAGTCATTAAATCTTTTCTCTGAGCTTCTGATCCTTTGTAAAATGGTAATTCTTCCATTAGTTCATGTTGAGTTACTTCGTTATCTACATCAGCTAAATAATGAGCTAATCTCTCATAAGGTCCTTGCTTACGCATAAGAGAATGAAAAGCTTCGCCTGAATCTTCTACTACATTAATCGCGTAATCTAAATGATCTTTAGATATTTCTGTAGAATTATCCATAAACGTGTAAGCACCTGCTAATTTAATAGCTTTATGGTATCTATGGATCATTTCAGTTTTTTGAATAGCCATATGATCTTTCATATCATCTGCTAATTCTTCACATTTCATTCTATATGCTAATAGATGAATAGAATTTTCATCTGTCATTTGTAGTACAGGCCCAAAGGGTCTTTTAGCAAAGTTTACGAATTCTTGTTGAATAGAATGCATTTCCGTAGCTAAACCAGGATCTGTCATCATTTTATATCGTTCTTCTGGAGATGCGTATTTAGTTCGGTGACTATCTGTTGTATACCCAAATAGTAGTCTACGGGCATATCCTGTTTCTAAGAACTGTTTAAATTCTTCTTCTATTTTTCCTCCATCTAATAATTTTGTTGGTGTACCAAACATCATTAAATTAGTTGGGGTATTTCCTTCTAATTCTTCTGATCTAATATTATCTTGAGTATTTTTAATGAGCTTTTGTTTTACTAAACCTACATCGTATAATTCCAGAAATGTATTAAGTACATCCGCATTAGCTGACATATTAGATCCAACTTCATCTAACTCTAGATTCATGGATCCTGCTGAAGCTAATAGAAGCTTCTCTCTCATTTGTTTAACTGCTGGAGTAGTTCCACTATCAAAGCTAAAAGCTAGTTCTCCTAAATTTTCAAAATGAGTTTGGAATTTTCTTAAACATGAATCGTATTCTTCATTATAAGGTACGAGACTTTGACCAATATTAACTCTCCATTGAGCTCTTTCGGCTGCTAGAGTAGCTATGTTTTCTTCTGCTTTCTTAGGGAATACTTTAGTTAGAAATTCTTTTTTAAAATAATGTATAAATTCTCTTTCTAATATATTAGTAGAATGCCCTTTACCAGTTCCTGATACCATTAAATTAAGTACGTATGTATTAACTGGTATTACGTCTCCTGCATACATAATGTTACATCTCATCATGGATGCGACTTTACATAGATAGTATCCTGTTAAAAGTCTAAAAAAATGTCTATTATCGTTGTTAACTTTACGTACTAGTATATCTACTATCTTTTCGGAAAATGGATGATATTTTTTCATTTGCACCTACCTACTATCCATAGACCTGAATAGAATATAGTCATAGCTATAATGCAATAAATAGAAAATAATCCTATTAATTCATACCATGCTGGTAGATTAGTAACATAATAAGTATGATGTAATGATCCTTGTTGTACATGAAGCATTATAGTTAATTTATTATCTTCCATGATTTCCTTTCTTGGTGCACATTTCAGCTATAGTTAAATAGTTCCTACCATCTTTATAATTATCTTCTATATTTGGGTTCCATGCAGAACGTACAATCTTTAATAGATCCATCTTTAATGAATACAAATGGGCAAGATTTACATTACCTGATTCTTTAGCGTATTGATTAAGGGTTTCGCACATGATTGCCCATGTTTCAAAGCAGCGTTTAGGAGGGCCATACTTGGATTCTCTATCTTCCAAGATTTGTTCATCAGTCATTTCATCATCGGTCATTCTTTACCTCCTGCAATTCTTTTAAAAAATGTACAGCTACATCAATTAATACTTGTTCTAGTTCTGAATCAGAACATTCTTCCAATATTACTTGTACATATTTTAATTTTTGTTCATTACTTAGTGGCATCGGAAGCCTCCTCTTCCTTTATTTCTTTTGTAATTAACTGTATTGTATCGTTTTTTGAAATCACATCTATAATAGCTAGATTGCTAGCAGTATCTATTTCAGATACCCAAACAGGGGAACTAGAATGCATAATAAAATCTTTATAAAAACTATCTACTTCCGTAGCAGCTATAAATGATTTATTAAAACAGCTTTCACATACTTCAATAAATTTAGCTACACTTATAGGAGTATCAGTAGGAGTAAAAGCTAATTCATTAGGTTTACTATAATAACTATGAGGTATTCCTGGAGATAATTCAGCATGCCCGCTAATTACTACGGGTAGACTACTTCTTTCTTTTCGTAATGCTTTAGTTAAACTTCCTAAAGTCATTTGATAATCAGATGCTTTTTTAGGAAATAGTTTATTTAATAGTTCTCTTTTCATTTAACCTCCTTAAACAAAGTGGTGCCCTTGGGCGGATTTGAACCACCTACCACTGTTCTATTAACAGTCGCTCTACCAATTGAGCTACAAGGGCATAAGTATTACACCCTTATAGTAAGGTTATTCTGTAGGTTTGTTACGACCATATTTCTTTTTTAATATATCTATACTAGTTTGAGGTAGATGGTTTGGTTCTAGCTTATCTGGACATTCATCTTCTACATATGTTAGAACTTTCGTTAAATCTTCTATACAGTTTTCAGGTACTTCGTCTTTTTTAAAGCTAGCTAGAAATTCTTGAAGATCTATAATTACTTCTTTTATAAAGTCAAATTTTTTACCATCCATTATGAGTCTCCTAGATAGAAATTGAAACGCACCTATAGCTGCATAAGGCATTCTTTTTCTTCAACAAGAATCAATACTCAAGTACCTATCAAAGCTAGGCTATAGATGCGTCAACTACGTCTTTCTTTACGCATAATTCTGTAACGAGCGTTTTTACATTCATTACTACAAGTTTTTGCTTGGGAATTAGCTCTAATAATTTCTTTTTCACATATAACACATTTAAGTTTATATTGTTTATTCCATTTGTGATTACGTTTGATCCATGGTTTAATACCATTACGATTTCCATTTCCACTACTTATATAGGGAGTTGGGTCTTCAGTTATTAAGCTATTCCACCGTTTTCTTTCAGTAGGCGATAAATCCCATGCATCTCTGTTATTATCATTATACAATTGTTTCGCTTTTTCTTTGCTAATTTCTTGTTTTAATGTTCCATTTCCATTATAAATTTTTATACCAGAAATCATTCTCTTCTACCTTCCATTAATAGTAATTGTGCTTGTGCACATATTTCTTCAGCATCGCAATAGCTACATCTTCTTGCAGCTCCTTGAACATGCTTAATTATACCTTGTCCATTATTGTCAGCTTGTTTTTGTAATGCTTCATCCATGGTGGAAAAATTACCAGTAGATCTAGTAGTTTTATTAGGATCTTTATAGTATTTGTATACACTATCGTGATCCTTAATCCATAGGTCTTCATTAGTGCATTCTGGTAAATCTTCTTGATCAGTATCTAATAGAGATTTAATACTAGTAGTTTTATCTACTATCCATTTTTCTGTTTCTTCTACAGTCCATAAAGGATACCGTCTAGTCATTACTTTTAGAGCGGGATAATCTTCTTTATGATGAGGTTGTTTTTTATGTTTAACAGTACCTAATTTACTCCAATCAGTAAAAATATAATGAATAGTAATATAATCACTAGTAATCTTTTCTGGATTTAACCATTTATAAATACTTCCTTGTTTTATGTAATCATCTATTCCACTTCCATTGATAAATGACCAACATATAGAAGATTTATAATCATGAACTTCGCCGTCAAGTACTAAATCGTATTGACCGGTAATTATAAAATCGTTAATTTCTTTTTCAGCTCGTTGTTCTATGTATATGGCAGTTTCTCCTGGCATTACTTCTTCTGGATTAAGACGTAAACTATCCATTACACTTTCAGATGTTCCAAATACTTTAAGAGCTTCTATTACATTATTTCTATCTGTCCATGCACTTTCACAAGCATTATGTATAGCAGTCCCCATACGTAGACTTATTAAATCAGCTATATCTATGCTTTTTGCTAATTGTGGATTTTGTTTTAATAGAACTAATGAACGTAGAGGCTTAATTAGTTTAGTAGCACTAATTACATTAGGTCTTCCATCATAGTTATAACTGTCATGCATTAAGAATACAGCTAATGGTAATGAAATATTATTTTTATTTGTAAATTCAAATGCCATGTGGTTATCCTTTAAATTATTATGCAGTTTCAAATTTTATTATCATTTTCTCTAATACTTGGAGTTGTGCATCGTAATCACAATCATCATTAAATTCAACATCTTCGTATTTCATGACGTATTGTGCTGCACTTTGGCGCCATCCGATATTATTACGCAATTCCTGTAATGATTCTCGTATAAACAACACTTCCCCTTTTGTAAAATTTAAAGTTATTTTATCTTTTGATTTATCAATACTACCGTATGTCATTGCCATTTAGTAATTTCTCCAGTTTAAGTTCTTTAAGTTTTTGTTTATAGTCACTGCTTTCACGTAATGGAGTTAAAATAATACAATCCTGGTGTCTTACTCTTCCTTGGATAATATTGCAGATGTGTTCAAATTCCCATGAATTGTTAAAAAATATACATTCTTCGTGAGGTACGCCATACCATCTAGGAAGCCATTCAGCTTTTATTTTGTTATTTCCAATGCATACATATTTTGTGTTATGAATTGATATAGACATTTTCACTTGCTCTAGTTAAAGCTACATAAAATAATCTAGCTCTAGTAGCTTTATTACGGCATTTGTTTATATTTGTTTTATCTATAAATACAGCCGGAAATGTTCCTCCTTGAGCTTTGTGAGTTGTACCTGCAAATGGTGGACGTAGATCTGCTAATGAATTTTTTACTGCATAAAACTCTTTCCAGATATGTTTAGATTTACTTTTAATAGCTTCTCCTTTAAGTTTAAATAAAACTTGATCTACTACGCTTTTATTTTTTGGAGCAAATACTTCTTTAACATTTGAACGAAGATATTTATCATAGTCCCCATGAACAGTTACTAAATATCCAGGGATATCATGTTTAGTTGCTTCTACGTATTCCTGAACGTAAACTACTTCATTATTTGTAAGTATTGTTTTATCCGATTCCATAACAGCAGTATTAGATATTAATCTTTCTCCTTCGTAGAATGGTTGAATAACACCATCTAAAAAGAATGCCGCTTTACGAATCATATTGTTATAGCTAATTGCAGATTCATTTGTAAATGTACATAATGGGATATCTACTTCTGCTCCGGCGGAGTAATCCATATATTTTCCTACAAATTTATTAACAAAATCTTTGTGGGATAACATATGAATACCTTCTCCTTTATTATTTATACATGTTTCTATAACAGGTTCTTCTGTTCTAATTCCTTCCATGTATTCTCTAAATTCATTTGCTTTGTCTAAAACAGGATTACCTCCTGCTTGTCTATGAATAGTTGTAAGTCGAAAAGTATGAAGTGATCCATCAAAGATACTACATTTATCTTTTGGAGGAGGTAATTGAAAAGGATCTCCAATAAATAATATTTTTAGAAACTTTTCTTTAACAATATCTACAATTGCTTTTAGAAATTCATTACCTATCATTGATGCTTCATCTATAACTACTAGAGATCCTGTAGGTATGTCGCATTTAGATGTTGGAGTAAGTACTTCTTTACCAGTTTTAGTTGCAGTAGGTCTAAGTTTAAATAGAGTATGCGCAGTAGTTACTTTATGTCCTACTATTCCTTCAAAAACAGTTGCTGCTCTATGTGTAGTTGCACACAATGCAATAGTAGTAGTTGGGGATTCTGTTTCTATTTTGTTAATCAGTTCTCTTACAACAGTAGTTTTACCAGTACCTGCTGATCCTGTAAGAACTGCTATTGAATGTTGGTCTAGTATAGCTCCGTGAACTAATTCATCACAGATACCGTCTATAGCATTAATTTGATCCTGCGAAAATTTCATAAATCTCCTCTAGTGTTGCGTTATTATTTAAAGGGGCTAAGGTATCCCAAGATTTTCCTACTTCTAGCGATGCTTTCATAGGTACATCAATAGATCTTATAGCATCATCATCATTCCATTCCATTTCCTCTATAAGAACATCATTTAAAAATTTAATATGTTCTGGAGTATTTTTAACTAAAAAATATCCAGCATCATGAATCATGTTACATGGAAGTATTTCCGTACCATATCCAGCTTCTTCAATTCGTTGATTAGTAGCATTCATAGCTCTATTCAATAGCATCCCCCAAGATTGGGTTATTGCATTATTAGCACTACGTACTTCTTTATCTGCTTCGTGTGGAGTTTTAGAATTTCCTAAAATGCATTTTTCTACAATAAGAGTACGTAATTTTAATCCAAAGGCACATTCTACATACCCGTGTTGTTCCATGAATTCTTTATTTTTATCATTAAATTCTTTAGATACTTTATATAATTCATGAAATGCTTGCTCTATTTTAATAGCTTGAGCCATTGGGAACCCAGTTCTTTTATGAAGAGTATAAGCTGTTCCCATATATTGTAGGGCAAAGGTAGGTCCCTTTGATTTACGTCTTAGTTCTGGGTATTTACGCTCAATAGAGT